CCTGCTCCGAGCGAAGTCGGTTCAGCGTCTCGCGCTGGATTTCCTGGCTCTGAAGGGCGCCCTGCATCTGAAGGAGCCCCGTGAGCCGGTTCAGCGGGTCAGGCTGCTCGGGCACCTTATAAATGGACGTGTCGAAGCCCGCAGCCATCAGCCGCCCCCCCATCCGCCGCCGCCAAATAGGGCGTTGCTAAAGTAGTTGCCCCCGCCGCCGGCCGAGCCGGTCAGCTTGTTGATGAGCGGCGAGTAGGCATAGAGGCTGGCGAGGTTGTTCGCCGCGCCGCCGATCGCGTTGGCGCCGGCCATGGCAGCGCCCGCCTGTGCGTTGCCCGACTGGATCATGTTGTTGGCGATGCCCTGGCCAGTCGTCGTGCCGGCCGCAGCCGTCTGAGCCGCGGCACCTTGCCCGAGCTGCGTCGCCTGAAGTAGCCGGTTGAAGGCGTTCGACTGGTTCGTATTCGCGACGTTGAACTGGTTCATGTACGTTTGATCGGCGAGGCCCGCGGCGTAGTTCGTCGCCGCCTTGATCGCAGCCCCTGACAGGCCGAGCCCGCGGGCCGCAGCCGAGTTCTGCCCCGCCTTGAGCCCCTGATTGAGCGTGAACCGATAGCCGGGCGTGGCCTCAAGCGCGGCCTGATCCATGACGATGGGCGAGGTCAATTCGGTGAGGCGGTTGGTAAGCTGGCCGCCCGCGTACTCGCCAACCTGACGGAACGGCTCCAGATCCGTGCGGGTCTGGTTGTACATCTGCATCTGCGTCGCAGCCGCGATCTGTGCGGCCTTCTTGGACGCATTGGCGGCTGAGTTGGCGCCGAACAGCGACGCGCCTGCGCTCGCGGCAGATCCCAGCCCAATGGCTGCTGCTGCTCCCATCTCAGAGCACCTTCTTCATGACGGTTTCCATCGGCGCGTATCCCATGCGGGCAAGAAGTCGTTCCTGCCCTCGGACGTGCCATGCGTGCTGAAGGACGACGTGTGCGCCCATGGCTTTGAAGCAGGCTTCCGCGGTCTTGAGCATCCGAAGCGCGGTCCTGCCGCCGCGGTGCTCCGGGGCAAGCCAGTAGACATCGACGCCAGCGAAAACGGTGCGGGAGAAGTGCAGATGGGTGTCGATGATCGCCATGAGATAGCCGACCATCGTCCCGTCATCCGTCCGAGCCGTGAGGAGGAGCAGGTTGCCGCCCTCCTCCAACATGAAGTAGCGCCGCCAGTCCGGAGCGAACGGCGCTATCTCGCGGTCCTCGGCGCCTTCCTCGTAGTGGCGCTCCCATAGCGGTGCGATCTCGTCCGCCACCGACGCCAGCGGCTCCACGTCGAAGCGGATCATGCCGGCAGAAACACCAAGCCAGGGGCGGCCGTGTAGGTCAGAACCGCCCGATCCCCTTTGGATAGCGGGATCATCGACAGGGATGGCGCTAGGGCGATGGGATCGCGTCCGCGGATCAGGGCCAGGCCCGTGATCTCGCCCTGAACCACCAAGTGCCCGCCCGAAGGCGCCGTGTATGTGTAGGGGCTGCCGTCCGGGGCTATGATGGTGCTCTTTGCCGCCCCCTGCCCCGACAACGCGGCGAAGAACGCCTGCCAAGCGATGGTGCAGCGACCTGACTGCGGCTCGGCGATCGGCACATTGCTGTTCGGAGGCTGCGCCATCAGCTCTGCCCCACCTGAAGATCCACGAACGCACCGTTCAGCGCTGTCCGCATCGGGACGGACCACGAGATCTCGAACACTCGATCACGCGCCATGCCGAGCCGGTTCCACGTGGGCGTGGCATCGTACTGGCCAGCCGCGCCGAGTGATTGCACGACCGGGTTGCCGTAGGACGCGCCACGGGTGTCCGACATGCGCAGCGAGACCATCGGAGGATCGTCGGTCGTCGTGCCTTCCAGCGTGCCAACCTGCATGTCGGCGATGAACCGCTGATAGAAGACGCGATTGCCGTCCTGAACGAGGTGCGGGAATGTGCGCAGGCACAGGATCGGCTTGCCGTCGTCCGTGAACACGTTGCCGTCAAAGGCGTAGAGCGTGCCGTTCTGCCAGTCGCCGCAGAGGTTCATACCGTAGGCGAAGGCCGCTGTCCGAGCACGGTGCCGGTTCTGCCCCCCGTTATCGTCCGTCCAAGACCATTCTCCCCACTGCTTCGTGTTGAGATCGTAGGCCCACGTGCGGTTTGCGGTCGGGAACGTCAGGACGTAGTAGACGTGGCCCTGCTGCTGGAAGGTGTAGCCCTGCGCGTCATCAATGCGCTTGTAGGACTGGAACTCGGCCTCGATGGCGTGCGTGGAGATCCGAGTGACGGAATAGCCGGCGCCCTGGACAACGATGCCCTGCCCCTGCGCGTCTCGGGACAGCATGAACACCGAGATGTCCTGCGTCGCCACGGAGGCCGGCGCCGCGCACCCATGGTCGATGAAGGCGCCGGGCACCGAGCCGAACGTGAAGTCAGCCGCACCCGTGTTGCTCCAAACCTCAGATGTGCGGTCGCCGATCAGCCAGAGTTCGCGGTGAACCGCGGCCAGGGCCACGATCCTGTCACCAGCGCCGGCCTTGCGGGACGTGTCGAGCGGATCGAAGGCGGCATAGGTCGATGTCTGCTCAACCACGCCGTTGACGAGATTGTCGAACGACGGCTGCGATAGGCTGATGTAGAACTTCGCCGTGCCGGGCTCGTGGAAGATGAAGTACGTGTCCAAGCCGACCACGGAGGCTGAGCCGAGGAAGGCCGCGTCCGCAATTTGCCCGAACTGGCGGGTCTTCATGTCGATGGCGTAGCCGCGCACGCCGTCGCAGAACGCGATCACGTCGCCGTTGTCAGCGAACGAGATGGCCCCGACACCATCGGGTAGGCGCCCCACCTCTGTGTAAGCCCAATCCCGGTTCACGTAGTAGACCCGGCCGGCCACCACTTCGTAGAGATCGCCGTTCGAGGCCGCATAGAGCCCGCGCGCCTGCCCCGCGATCGGCGGCGTTGCCACCTTGCGCAGGCCAGGGCGCGGATAGTGCGTGACCGGCACCTGCTGGTCGCCATTTGCGGGGTTCGTCTCCGGCACCAAGTTCAGCGAACGTTGGGCCGACGCGATCACGCTGCGCGACTGATAGGCGCCGCCTGTGAGGGCTATGCGGGGCAAGAGCTTCTCCGAGACGGGTGTCGCGCTCGGGCCGGGTGGCGCGGCGAGCGGGCCGGCTACCTAGAGGGCGGACCAACTCGCCCCGTTGCAGAAGAATGGCCATGCCGTCGCGCCACCAGAAGACGGCGGGCCGCCCCGAGCCGGAATGCCAGAATTATCTGCGACTGTGATCTGAGCCCCGATATGGCCAGTGTCGCACTGCGGAAGCGCTCCGGATGGGACATAGGGAGGCATCGCCGGCTTAATAAACTGCGTGGTGCCGTCGAAGATCACTCTGAACGCCTCCGCATTGAACTGTACGTTCGAGAGGAGGAGGGAGCCATCCGCCGGATTGATGCGCTGGCGGTACTTGGTCTCACCCTGTACCTGCCATTCCAGCGTCGGAACATTGCCCGGCCCCGCGTTGATGCCGAACACGCCCGCCCCGTTCACGTCGGGTCCAACAGTAAGGCGGTCGAGCTTGTTCTGTGCCTCGTAGCCGGAAACGCGGACTACGGTATCCTGCGGCGCGTTCTGGAAACGCTGTGCGGTCGGCGAGAGAAAGCGGCCCGAAAAAGACCAGCCCGAGGCGTTGGCGCCCTTGAACCGAACGTTGTACTTTCCCGCACCCATCGGCCCGAAAAGCGAGTTCTCGATAGCGACGTCAGCCAGCCGGTCATCGATCAGGATGTCGTTGTCTTCAGAGCCGCCGAACCGATTGCCGGTGAAAATGCCGTTGTATCGGATGGTCTGTCCTGCATCGAGGAGGCCGCGGCGAAACTCAAATGCCGTGTTGTTTAGGTCGAAAAAGTTGCCTGTCCAATTGTTCCCGTAGGCCGAAGCGATACCACTATCGACGCTCTTTTCAAGAACACCCGTGTTGCATACTTCGATCTGATTGCCGAAGAAGCGGATATTACCGTAGTTCTGCGTGAAGATGCAGCCACCCGATCCGTTTTCAGTGGCAGTCTTGCCGCCGCCTGCCACCCCCTTCACGCCGTTCACGCCGATGTAGTTCATCGCTACAATGCTGTCGGTGCTCTCCATACGGAGCGCCCAACCGAGATTTTGAGAAAACTGGCTGTTTGTAATCCAGTTGATCCAGGCGAATGACTCCGGGATGTTGCGCAGATAGACGCCATCACCAGATGAGTAGAAGAACCCACTATGCTCAATGCGAATGCCGATTGGCGTTACATCGAGTAGCCGACCAACATTGATGGTGCGGCCAGAGGGCGCATTGGGAGACCCTGGACGGCGCCCGTCAAGCGTCAAGTTGAATATCCCAGCGGCACCCAAGAGCACAGGCGAAGCCGGTTGCGTGACCACCGCATCCATACTGACGGACGGGCTGATCTTGCTCGTCTGCCCGCCGCCATCTGGGCCGACGCCGCCGTGGCCCCAGAGTTGCACCTTATCTTTGAGATAGACCGGATTGGCGACGCGGCAGTCCGCGCTCTGCGGAAACGTGACCTTGCCGCCGCCGAGGATCGCTACGTAGGTGATCGCGGCGTTGATCGCTACGCTATCGTCCACCGCATCGTTGCCGGCACAGGTCTCGACACCCGGCGTACCGAACCGCGCCACCGAATGACCGATGCTGGTGTCCTGACCGAGCGCGAGAGCCTTAGTGGACCCGCGCAGGCGAGCACTCAGATCGGATGCATCGCCGGTCGAGCCCGATCCGAGGATCTGAAGCGTGTCGGGGGTGATGACTGTCCGGTTGCCCTCGCGCTTGCCGAGCTTCAGGGCGTTGCCGAAGGTGATGTCGCCGTTGGCGCGGATCTCGCCGGGCGGAAGCGCGCGGGTCTGTGCGAGCACGGGCGCGGACAGACCGAGGAGCGCGGCGATGATAAGGAGGGGGCGCTTCATCACAGGCGTATCCAAAGATTGGCGGCACCGCGGCGAAAGCGCAGACCTTGATATGGGCTGGAAAGGACGATGGATGTCGCGCCCGCGATCGTATCGCCTGTGCCTGCGCCGGGCTGGATCGTAATCGTCAGCGTGTCTGAGCAGGCGCCGCTCTCGTCGGCGATGACGAGATCGCGGAAGGGAAACGTGTCCACGTCCGGCAGCGAGATCACCCGCGGAGCCGTCAGCGTGATCATGCCGACCTGTGCATCGCTAGAGAGGCACTGATAATTTGCGTCCGAAACCGATGTGTGTGTCGCAGGAACGGCGTTGGCGAGCGCATTGGCGAGGGGGCCAACTTCTAACTGCTCTTCCATGGGGCGCAGATCGGTGAACCGGGGCGTGCCGTCCGCCTTGCGCGTAATCAGGAGCGCGTCGGCCTGCTGAACCTTTACCTCGCCGTTGTCGGGAGGTTGCGGCACGGCGCCCGGCTCGTTCGTGAAGGCGACGCGCGCCTCGCCATCGACCAGAAACCCCATGATCAGAAAGTCCCCGGAACGGGTTTGATGGTGTCCGGCTCATCAACCGGCGTGAGCACGGGCACGTTGACAGTCCGGTCCACGATCTCTCGTGCCGGCATCACGCCGCCGCCTGCCCAATAGCTGTTCATGTCGCCACCGAAGCGGCCGAGCGGCATGTTGCGGGGCATCCCGAGCGTGCCGATCTGCGCGTTGGCGCTGCGGATGGTGTTGAGCGCGGTCTTGGCCAGCACTTCCACGACGGGGTCGCGGGGGCGGCCGTAGGCGGAGCGCAGACGCACCACGAGGTTCTGGAACAGCGCGTCGTGGTACTCGTCGGGAAGCTCGATATTGGCCGTCAGATCCGTGAACCGGCCTAGCTGCTCCTGCACAACGATGTGTATCTCGCCGACAGAGGGCGACGGCCAGACGTAGAGGTTGCCCACCGGGTAATCGGCATCGAGCCACACCGCGGACGGGTACGTGCCTAAGCCCTTCATGCCGATCCGGCTGTAATCCTCACGGCTCGTCAGCACGGCGAGGGGAATGTCGATCGCGCCCGCGCCGATGGTGTGCGGCGGGCCGAAATCTGGGCTGAAGTCGAGCGAGAAATCGTCGTTCGTCTCGCGCACGCGCGCCAAGCGATAGAACGCGCTCGCGATGCCCGTGACGCGGCCCTTCACGTCAATGTCCATGCCAGGGCCGATGCGGTAGGACGCAGCGCCGTAAGCCGGCACCGTCGCCTCAACGAGATGGTAGATCAGCCAGCGCTTCCGGTTCCACTGCCCGAGCATCATGTTGAGATGCGTCAGGGCGTCGTTCACGTCTTCAGCGAGCGCGGTCTGGCCGACGCCGACCACATTGGCTTGCTTCAGCGCGAGCGTGATGAGGTCGTGAGGGGTCATGCGTTTATCCCAGCCGCAATCCCCGCGCGCCTGCGGTTAGGCTGACGCGCGGGGATCAATGGCCACCGAAGCGGCGTCAGAGGGGTTCGGAGCCGCCCTGATCCAGGCTCTCTTGGGCCTGGACGCTGTTGCGCACCGGGGCGTTGCCGTCTTGGTACTCGGCGATGCCGTCGAGCTTGGCGCGCTGGTTGTGGTGCATCACCAGCAGGGCTTCCCGCTCGGTGCGATGCATGTCCGCCTCGGCCGCGGTCGGGAACCAGTCGTGCTCCGGCTGGAACAGGCTGGCCGCCTCGTTCGGGTCTTTGGCGGTCTTGGCGCCCAGCACCGGGTGATACTTGGTCGCCGGATAGCCCGCGAAGCTCGCGTTGGCGTTGCCGGACATGACCGCCGCAGCCTCGGTGCGGATCGGCTCCTTGGTGTCTTTCTCAGCCATGGCGGCTCACTCCTCTGCGCCGTTGCCGGCCGAGCCGGTCAGCTTGTTGTCGGGGGTCTTCGGCGGACGGCCACGGCGCTTGCGCGGCTGATCGCCCTCATTGGCCGGCATCTCGACGCCGAGTTGCTTCAGCAGGACGTCCAGCTTGTCGTGCAGAGCGTCCACGTCCTCCTGAGAGGCCGCGCCCGACAGGTCGAAGCCGGGGTGCTCCTGCATCTCCTGCCGGATGATGGCGCGAACCGTGCCGGCATCGACCGGGCCGGGCGTGTCGCGCGGCATGGTGGGGACAGTGCCGGGCTCGACCGGGGCCAGGGGCTCCGACGTATTCCAGCGACCGTCAGTCGGCTCGCGACGGTGCGCGTCCTGAGGCTCACGAGACCAGCCTTCGCCGAACTCATGCTTCTCGTGGTAGGCGCTCTCAGCAACGGCCATGCGGCCATCGCTGTGATAGAGCATGCGGGGATATTCGCTCATATCAGTATTCCTCAGACCGCATCCGCTACGATTGCAGCAAATTCCGGCCGGACCGGGGCAAAGCCATACAACAGGTCAAGTCTTGTCACCATTTGATCAGACATGATGTTGTAGGCCGTGACCAAACGCATCGAGATGCCGTCGAAGCTCTCGCGATGGGCCTCGTGGACGCCGCCGGGGATCTCCAGGTCGGCCGAAACCATCGTCAGCGCGTCGGGCGAGAGCACGACGTTCTTGCGGTAGGTCTCGCCGGCCGGGAACGGGCTGGTGACAGCCGCGCCGTTGGCCGGGGAAGCCGAAACGGTCTGGTAGGGCACCGCGACACCACCCACCGGCGGGATGAGCGCCGGATAGATCGGGATCGAGGTCGAGCCAGCTGCCACGTCTGCGGTCACAACGAAACGCGCAAGCACGCCGTCGTTCTGCTTGGTGATGCGGTTGACCGAGTTGACGCCCGCGAAGGAAACGAAGTCGCCCTTCTTGAGCGGACCGGCGAGCGCCGACACGGTGATGGCCGAGCCGGACTGGTTGGCGCCTGCCACGGTCGGCAGAGCACCATAGGCGCCCGTCGTGTGCAGAATGACCGTCTGATCCATCTGCCAGTCGAAGCCGAGCACGTCGTTGCGCAGCACGCCTTCGCGGTACTGCTGAGAGACCTTGTTCTGGTCGTTGAACAGGGTCGAGAACGACGCGACGGTGCGAGCCTGGGTGGTGGGGTCGAAAGTCACCATGCGCTGACCCGGCGCACGGCTGACGCCGAAGCGGTCGAGAATGGCGCCCGCCGTGAGGAAGGTGGCCATGTTCGGCGAGATGGTGTTGTTCGAGCCGTCCGCATTGCGGGCGACGTTCGGGATGGTCTCGGCGAGGCCCATCACGTCCGACGCGACGGCGCCGGCCAGGACGTTGATCGCCGGGGCGAGAACGCGCCGGGAGTAATCGTCCAGCGACAGCGCGCGATCCGCGGTCGAGAACGCGATGTCCACGCCGGTCTGGTTCGCGATGGCAACCGGTGTCTGCTTCTCCACCGTGTCCTGCGGGGCGGCGGTGGGGCCGCGGCGCACGACGTAATCGTTGGGGAGGCGGATGTTCAGGTTCGCGCCGATCTTGGCGCCGGTACGGGCGAACTGGCCGTCGTACTGACGATCGACCGACTGAAGGAACCGGTTGGAGTTCTTGAACAGACGGATCGCCTCTCGGGTGATCGCCTGGGTGGTAAGGAGCGAATTGGCCATAGCGTGATGGGCCTCGGATTTGCCCCCGGCGCGGCTCTCAGGCTCGGCGCGCGGGCGAGATCAGGGCGCGGTCCTTTCGTCCGCGGCGAATTCCGGTCTCGATCCGGAGCGTGGCGAGATGCACGGCTTAGCCTGCCGAGAAGGCTTAGAAGTTCCGGGTGCGTTAGATCCGGCAGACACGCGGGGCACGGCTTTGACCCGCCGAGAGGGCTTGTTAGGGGTGGCTACCGGATTTCGCCGGCATTCCGCCGACGCATCCACTCCTCGGTGGAGAGGGCGTCGGGATCGGTGTTCAGCGCGCTCGGGCGACCGGCTCCGTTG